ATCCCATACCACCCTCGTGATACAATGCATTTACAGTCCAACCATTATCTTGCATAAATTCATACAAAGTGATTGGTGGAGACCACGGAGAGTCAAAGTGCATCACAATTGTGGTGTCGTCTTCTCGTTGCCAATCATGCGGAGTTATATCCCACTTACAGCCCCAGTTGTTAATGTTCCAATCATACCAATTCTCTTCTTGGTCTGCTGGACGAGGACGTAAATGTTGAAATGGATTGCTCTCTTCTTTTTGCAACTCTTGCTCAAGAGCATCAATCTGTTCTTTGCTAGCAGTTAGCGTAGCTGTATTGTAACACCAATTTGGCATAGTTCACTCCATTCATAATAAGGTTAATTATACTACTCTACTTCTTGCACAGCAACTTTTTCTTTCTTTGCAGGTGCTGGAATGATACCAGCATCAGAAACAAGTTTCCATGTAATCTTAGGATAGAGTTTTTGCAACTTCTGATCCTTAACTGCGATTAAAATCTTTGCTTCTTCAGGATGAATACCCTCTAGCAATCCTACAAACAAAGACTCTCGTTTGATAGGTTTAAGATCCTCACGCATGAACACATACATTTTCTTTGCTTCAACAAACAGATTTGTATCAGTCATACCCATTGGTTGATCAGCAGGTTTAAATGGTGGCTCACCCTCTGGTAGAATAAACTTATGTGTAGGTAAAAATGCATGAGCAAAAATTACCTTGAGTAAGAATTCACTCTTATAGTTATCAATTGCCTTTGGATTGTCGTTAATTTCCTTCAGCATTTCTGTAAGATATTTTTTCATTAAAAGTCCTCGATTTCGTCTAATAGTAATCGGCAACGATGTTCCATAAGATAATTCATAATAGACATCTTATCGCCCTTTGGTTTACTACTTATGTATGATACAATAATTGATTCTTCAACATCAGGCGGAATATGATCAAAGTCAACAAGAGTCGAATTGCGTTGCCAATTGCGTCTTTCTTCATCATTCCTACAAGCAGTAAAACCATTATCAAAGAATTCTTGTAATCGTTTAGCACTCATTGGCTTTTGTCGTTCACCCTTCATGAATACATCGTCTTTGCTTAGAATGTTTGGTACTCCATCACCTGTATCACCCTTGACGATATGCTCAATCTTATGTTCTACAATTTCTTTCCTCGTTGCAGTGATATATTTCTTCTGCATTGGAGACCACTGCTTAACAGTAGGATACAACTGCAGTTGCTTGAAGTCTTTATCAGATGACAGAATTAAAATCTTCTGTGGTTCTTCAACCAACCCCTCTTGAATTAAGAGATTCTGTTGAAGATATTTTGTCATGACAGCAATAATATCATCTGCTTCTGCACGATCAATATGCATAACACGATATGGAAAGTGTTGTGCAATGTCTTCACGCATTTCTGATAGCGTATCAAAGATCAACTTCCAATCGAGATCTGATTTATCACGATTGCTCTTACGCATACCCTTATAGAACTCAAAGTATTCCTTACGCCAATACTTACGACCATCGCAACAAATGACTAACTCGCCATACTCTTTACCATACTTCTTCTTGTACGATTTAAGGGTGGACAAAGTCACATGACGAATAAGATTTTTCACTTCTGACTCTGTCCCTTTCAACTCACGCTGGAAGGTAAGGATGGCTGCAAGTGCCACCTGACTATAATCAACTAATATCATCAAAATGCTCCCAGCAAAATACATTCTTCATTAATACGACCATTCGGCACAGTTGGCTTCGTGGTCAATGTCTTCATCGCACTATTCAGTGGTCGCTTACCCAATGTTAATCCCTTAAAGAATACATCTGGCTTACGCAACATCAGTGTCTTAGATTCTTTCACATCAAAGCCAATCAGAGTCGTACCCTTAACTGTCAGCACATCATTGATGGCTTTATACACAGTCACCTTACGATACTTCGTATTGTATACCCATACCTCAGAAGATCCAACGATAGTCTCTGGCTTGATAGACTTGAGATTAAACTCAGCAAATTCTTTCATGTACTTCATTTTAGAAACAATCTTGCTTGGTGGTTGTGCCTTACGTTTGCGTGGTGCACGAGTTGCTTTTGCAGTTTGTACTTGTTGCTGACAATCAGCAATCATAGTCTCAATAAACTCTGCAAACTTCTTAAGGTCTCTCTTCGTAAAGTGTGAGTATCCCTCAGTTAATTGCTCGTCTTCACCATCAATGGCTTCACGAATCTCTTGTGCAGTTCCAACAAACAATTCACCAATTCGCTTAGCGATGGGTGCACTCACCTCATTTGACATAAGATAATTCTTGGCAGAGAATGTGCTCTTGCCTTTAGTAATAACCCACTCGTCAATAGCACCCTCGAATTCACCAGCATGTTCTCTGGCTTTTTCTTCCATACGATCTTGTATGCTAATGACATTGGTCGGTGCTTTCACAATCTCAATCTCTTCGATGTATTTCTTAGCATCATCCAATAACTCTTTTAGTTTATTGGTAAAGAATGGACTAACATTGGACAATTGTTTCAAGTCTGTCTGATCATTGGACATGATACGACATAGTGAACCAAATGTCTGAAATTTATAGTCGGGAAGTTTCTTAAGTTGTTTGGCAATCTTGGGTTCTTTCTTTGAGAAGAACTCAATCGCAAATAACTTCTGCTCTTTCGCACCAGTGTGTGTAGAGTAATAACCCAACGCACGACTTAGGCTGGTTGTATAGTCCAGCTGGTCGATTGTTGGTTCGTATTTCTTTTGTGATGCAAGAATTGCTTGGTTCTTTGCACGACGCTTTGCAGTATTCACAGCCATAGGTTTGTAACCTCCATAATATAATATCTATTATACCGCAAGTCGCAATTAAAGACAAGCACTATTTTGCAGTAATTTTCTCGTATAGAGCCACGAAGTCCTCGTGGTCTGCAACTTCTTGATGTAGATTCTGCTTGTGATATGTTTTTGCAATCTTGGAAATAACTTTCTTTGGAATTTGCAAAGTGTCAGACTGATCTTTAACGATCTCTTTAATTAGATCTCGTTCTGCTTCAGTTCGTGTCATTGAATCACTAATCTCACGAATGGCTTTTTGCAAGTCACCTTTTTGCTCTGGTGTTAAAGCATAATTCATCATTTATCCTTTTTGTAACTAATAGATGTTTTAAAGAAAATTTGTAGCAGAACAACTGCTGACCAAGTCTCTAGCGTATAAGGGATAGTCAATGAGAACAAAGTGTTTACTGCCCAAATAGTTAAGAGTGGAAATACAACGGCAATACCAATAATAATGGCAATGCCTACAATCACTCCAAATGTACCTAAGATCTTATTCATAGATTAAAACTCACTTTCGTTACGGAATCCCAGCGGAAGGATCTCCATTCTTGTTTTTCTGTATCGAAGACACGAACTGCGGATCCAGAAGTTTGGCTACTCTTTCCTTCGTTGGTTGGTGTTTTGTCTGATGGAATTCGTCCTGCACTGAGAGTGCATCGCATATCTCTAACTGTACCATCTTTTTTGGTGAAAGTAATGCACAAATCTTTGGCATTTTCATCGTGAAGTATCCCTAGAGTCCATGTTTTAAATTCCTCGAATTCTTTATCCGTTTTGAACACTGTCTGAAATGTCATTGTCAATTCTCTCTTTCATATCATTAAAAATTGGACCAAAAAATTCTTTAAACTCTTTTGGAGAAAAGAAAGAAGTGTGCCCAGCGTCGATTATAACTTTACCGTTATCATCAGTCAACTTATTCTTGATTGTAAATTCAATCATTTCATAAGATGTGCCCATGTTATGTTCCTTAATCTTAACAGTCTTTAACAGACCATTGCGATAGAACTCTGCCTCATAATTAAGACTCATATGTGTCCTTTTTGTGCTTAGGTTTACGAATGTACTGAACCTTGCTCTCCACTTTTCGCATGCGATACTTTGGAGTGCGGAGATCCTTTGCAATAGGATTTCTAGGTTTCAAGGTTCTATTATACATTTACTTTCTTTGCAAGGCAAATTTCTTTAGGTATTCTTTTGCATCTTTATATTGATTATCTTTCTCTAAGACTTCATCGGCAGATGCAAGGATAACCATTTGTTGCAGACTATCTGCAAGTCTCTGATCCTCTTCATCTAGCAAATTCCACCACTCAAAATAC